TCATTTAATTTAGCTAACACTTCGTCATCATTAAGAATACGAATTTCTCCGCCTTCAATCTTAACTCTTGATCCAGCGTATCTAGCAAAAACTATCCAATCTCCTTTTGCACACCAAGGACCGTTTGGAAACTTATTTTTATCTCCGTAAGCGTCATCTCCCATGCTTAAAATTAAACCGACATTTGTAGTCAGTTGTTGTTCTTCGACAGCCTTGTCTGTTAAGACTATGCCACCTTTAGTTTTTTCTATACCTCTATAAGGTAGAACTACTATTCTCCATCCTGTTGCTTTAGGAACTCTTTCTAAGGCAGGGCCTTTATTCTCTTCTGCTTTTTCTTTCTCTTTGGTCTTCATTCCTCTTGGTAAAATTAATTTACTCATCATTCACTACCTTCTTATATAAATCTTGATAATCTAACATGAACCTTTCTAGTGCATGCAGTTGACCAAGTTGATATCTGTATTCATCGAAAGATTTGATATTCTGAGTTACAAGAGATTCCTTTTGTTCTTCAATCTTTCTTTGAATAAGTTGTTTTACTTTGTAATCGAAATGCTCCATTACTTGTCAGAATTTGTTTTTTTTACCTTATCGAAGGATCTGATTCCCGCCATGCCCAGCAAAGCTGTCACAAGAGGAAATAGGGTTGCCATGTCAAGTTCAGGTAAAGGAGAATGTTCAATACTAAAAGCAGCTAACACAAACATGATAAACTGTTTTAAAACGTACTCCCACAATATCGCTAACGCACAACTCATCCCGATGAGGGGGCGCCACGACCGCTGCATAATACCACCAATACCTGTAGCAGTGGATTTAGAATCAGCTAAATTAATTTGAGTTTGTGCTTGACTAAGACTTGCTTCAATTTCTTTAAGCTTAATCTTAGCATTATTTTTTTCTTCTTCACTTGTGTGAACAGAGTCTATTATAGAACCTACAGATTTAACTAGGTCTCCGCCTAATAATTTACTAAGAACCAATTAACACCCCTAATATTAAGAAAGCGATAGCTATTGCAACATCTCTTTTCTTTATATTAGAAGTAAAGTTTTGAACTTTTGATAGTATTTCCATTTAAAATACTCCTTCGAATTTAAGACCTTTAGATGCTATTCCATAACCGCGTTTACGCTTTTTATCCTCAGGCACTGGACCAACTTTCATGATCTTGCCTGGTGGAAGAGCTTCACCCTGAAAAACAGGGGCCCCTTTTGAGGGTTTTGTTTTTTTTAATTGTTTAGTCATTAGTGCAAAGTTATACTTTTTTCATCGCTTTTCAACCTAGTAATTTGATTTTTAATATAGGCATCTGCGAGGTATTCTCCATAACCATCTACCATTACTTCTCTGCTTATGGTTAACATAACTTGAGCTAATTCCATTAAATCATACCCTTTATCTGATTGTTCTTGTATATATTCTCTAGTTTNNTCTATGATTTTTTGTAATCTTACTTCTGTTTTTTTATCTATATCCATGTATATATAGTAAAACTTCTGCAAAATATTTTCACCCTTTATTTTGAGAATTTTTATTTATCATGTCATTTTTTTTATTAACATTTTGAGTAGTCATTTTATCGTACTGAACTTCAGCTCTTTTATCTGCAATGTCGTAAGTAGCTTGTATTCTTGCTTGATCAACAGCTGTTCTTTGTTTCAATCTTTCAGCGTCTAATTGTATTCTTGCTTGATCTCTTTGGACATCACTTTGATCTTTTTGTGCGTCTTGCTGTAGTTCCTGTTGTTTTAATTGTATTGCTGGATCAGGCTGTCCTCCTCCTGATAGTTCTTGGGACATTTGTTTTAACTCAGTCATGGACTGTGCCTGTAATTTTGCGATAGCAGCATCCATTTGTTCTTCAGGAAGTTGTCCTTCAGAAATTAAAAATGTTACTTGCTCTTTTGCTTTTAAAGAAACATGTTCTAAAATATGTTTTTGTAATTTCATGGCCATAGGAGGATTACCTAAAATCATTTGATTGGTTCCAAATAATAAATGATTTTGAATATGTGCGTCATGATCTTGTCCTTCATAAACTTCCATTAAATTACCATCAAGTAAATCTGCACTTTCAGTTGCTGGATCTTTAGGTCCTACGGGACTATCTTTTCGTAAAATTTCATCCACATCTTTAATACCTAAAGACTCATACATTCTACGATAAGCTTCTTTCATGTTATGTAAGTCAGGAGCACTTTGAGCTAATTGTAGTTCAGTCTGAGCTAATGTAACTCTTTGAGCTGTAGAAAAAATATTTGGATCAGAAACAGGTAAGACGTCTAGAGAATCGTCAAAGTCTTCAGCTTTAATTGTACGATCAGCGCCTTGAACAGAATAAGGATATGACTCAGGTAAGTATTCCGCAAAAACTTTATAAAGTAATTTAAATTCTTTTTTCTGAGAATAATAAGAACGCTTGTGAATAGCTGACATAATTTTAGAGCCACGTTCTAGTAAAGCAATCGTAGTTCCTACTGCAGCATTTTGATTACCTTCTCCTACTTGCATATCCGCAATAGAAGCAAATCTTTGTCCAGCCTGAACTATAAAACCTAATAAGCTATAAAGAGTTTGAGAAGGTTCTTTATATGGAAGAGGTATTAAAGCATTTCTTAAATCACCATTAGGAGCATCTATATCTCTGAACTCACCTGGTTGTAAAGGTTCTGCATCATCTCTAATTTTAATTCCACGAGTTTTAAAACCTGCAGGTAAATTGGATAATGTTCCTGCATCAATGAGTTGTCTAAGAATATCCGTAGCAGTTCTTGATAAACCACCGATCATATGAATTAAACCAAAACCGTAAAACCCAAGACCAGGTAAAAATTTATAATGAACAAAATATTGTTTTCTTATTTTTTTAGGATCATCTTTTTCATAGTTTCTTCTGATACCTACTATTTTTGTAGATCCTTCTTCTATAGTTACAATGTAAGGAATTTTAATTCCTGTCATTTCTCCTTCATCATCTTTGTCTTCAAAGTCGATTAAATCAACTGAAGTATGAAACTCATAAAGCTTTACAACTTTATCTGCATAACTAGGTCTAGTGCCATCCATATCATCATATTTTCTTTTGACTTCATTCGCTTCATATTCAGATGGCAGAATGTCTATATCTTTGTAAAAACCTGAAACTTGTTTTTTTCTAAAATCATTATAGCTCATGTTAATGACATGACAGATTCTTTCGCAACTAGTTAAATCAGTTGCCATGTAATTTACAACAAGGTCTTCAGGAGGAATAAACTTTGATACAGGTCTTTCCAGTAATTCATCATAATAAACTTTTTTAAACGTAGATCCTGCTAGTGGTAAATAAAATAACATTTGATCATACTCAGTAGTAAAATCCTCCATCTTATTCATTAATTGAAAATTCATAAACTCTTGTACACGTCCTGCTCTAGCATATTTCTCAGGAGTTTCATCTCCCATGATAATAGTTCTTACTGGGCCGCCTGAGGGTAACAATTCTTTAAAAGCTGTTGCTTGAAACTGCGTGGCACTTTCCGCAAGTAAAGGATGTGTAGCTCCACTTGCCCCTCTAAAAGGATTCGTTCTGTCATCGTACTTAAGTCCTAATAAACTTAAACCATTGATGTAAGCATCTTCCCATTCTCTACGAGATGTTTTATCGCTTTCAAAGTCTGACATTAATTCATCAGAGACTGATTCTAAATCTCTATCCTCAATAACTTCTGCTAAGTTAGAATAAAATTCAATTTCAGGAAGAGCTTCTCTTGGATCAAAATCAAGCGTAGCTCCGCCATCTTCATCCATTTCAATTTCTATTCCTTCAGGAACAGGTACTTGTGCGCCATCTACAATTACTTCTGTATCAGACTTTAATACTTCAATCTCAGGTTGTCCTGATTGATATAATCCTTTGTCTATATTATCTGCCATTGTTTATAGGTCTCGTTAAGTAATTTATATCAACTAATCCACCTTTTACAAGGGAAGGTATTTTAGGTAAAGGCATTACGTATCCGCCTCTTCTCTTCAATTGAATATTAGCTCTCTTTAAAAGATTTATGACTTTTGTTGAGTTGAGGATTTTTTCATATCCTTCGTCTCTGTTTGTTGCGATTTGTTTGATAAGGGAAATGATATTGTCGAACGATTTACTGGAATTCCCCTCTTCTCCCATTCCTTCGGTGATACTTTTTTTAAAGGCATTTTCTAGCTCCTCATATAATTCTTCTCCAATATAGTCTCCAAACCACTTCGAGTCAACAACTTCGACTACCGTGTCTTCTCCAAAAACATCTAAAATAGCTTTTCCAACTTTTTCTGTATCAGGTTTTCCGTCAAAAGAAATTGTATCTAATACAAATCCACCTGGAACTGGGAATACATTGAAATCATATCCTGATAGATCAAGTACTTTTTTTAACTCATTAGGGGAGTAACCTGTTTCAGGTACATAGAAAGAACTTGTAAGATTTTTTCCTTCTTCTATTTCTTCACCTGGTTCAATAGTGGTAAAATTACTGGAAGCTGTAGCAGCTTGATTTAAATATTTTCCTAAAATAGCCAAAGAAAATCTTCTTTGGTCATCAGTCAATGGAATAATTTCTCCTTTTTTATTCGTATAAATAGATGGAATAATTACATTATCACCCACTTGACCTTCAAATGTTCCAAATCCTTTTTGCATTCTACTTACAGAAACATTAGATCCTGTTACAACAGAAAATAATTCTTCTATAATAGAAGGTTTTTTTCCTTTTTTAGTTATTAATTCACCATTAGCGGATTTATTAATTTTACCTATTTGATCCATTAAAACTGAGTCGTCAGAAAAGTTATCAATCAACTGTTTTATTTTCATTCCAGCTTGCGTTAAAAAACTTCCTGACTCAACAGTCATCTTTATTGAATCTTCATAAGGCTTAACTGTTTTTTGTATACTTGGTACAAAATCAGCAGAAGTAATTTCTTCTAAATTTAATTTATCATCTTTAAACTCATAACCGAGTTCTCTCATTTGATCAATAACCTCAGGGCCTACTTCAGCATAATTTGTTGATCGCCCTCCACGATTCTCGGTCCACAAAATAGATTGCAGTTGATAAGGTTGTAATAGTTCCTGGCCATCAGATGAAGTTTCATTTACTTCGTTTGCTAAGTTATTAAGAGACATTGTCATTAAAGAATACAAATCAGGATTACCTGCTAAAGCTGATTGATCAATTCCAAATATAGCAGCCATTTGTAGATCGTTAACTGTGTTAGGTGGCCTGTCAGTTGTACCCATAAAGTAACCAAAACTATCCGTAAAGTTTCTAAACTTAGGAGAATTAATCTGAGCATCAGGTTCTTTTAAAAACTTATCTAAAGAGGCTGTTTGTCTGAAACCCATACGAATAGGACGGCCAGCCTTATAATCCGAAAAGACTCCTAAAGCTATTTTAAAATTTTCTTTTGGTGTAACACCACCTGAAGTAATAGATAGAATATCTAAAAATTTAGCCTTATCTTTTTTAGGAAGGTCCCCTAAAAAATCATTAAAGTACTCTGAACTTCTTTCATACCAATATCGAGCTGCTTCATCTCTCTTTAAAGAATTATTTAAAGTATTTATATCAGGCATTTTAAAACCGACTTTTTCAACTAAAGCTTTTACATTGGTTCCAGTTTTTTGTTCAAACTCTAATAAAGTATTATTTTTAATTTCTTCTAACTTGTCGTCACTAAAAGTATAGCTAATTGGAGTAGCATCTTTATTAGTGTAGTCAACTTTTCTAACATCATCATTACCAAAAATTTTTATAGGGTTAACTGTTTCTACATATTCAAAAGGTCTAGCCATTTTCATTTTAGGAGAATATTCTTTAGGGTCCACGACTACAGGGGAATCATCATCTCTCATTTGATCAACAGCTCTTTTTATTTGAAGAACATCTTGTAAATCTGTAAAGGGGTCTTTAGGTGGCTCGGGGGTTGGATTTTTTTGATCTTTTTCTGAGTTTTCTGAAGTGATTAAATCTTTATCTTCTTCTAATTTAGTAATAAAATTGTCTCTAAGAAAGCTTGAAGGACTCAGATATTTTAAAGCGTCCATAGGATCTATATTTTGTAAATTTAAATTATTAAAACCAGGGGGCCCCTGATTAGTATTAGCAGCAACTGTTCCTAAACCTAGTAATGAAGCTATTCCTAAAGGTATTGCTACTGCTGGTCCCATTAATCTCCCTTCGCGGTTCGCGTATCGTTAGTCAGGGACATCCTGTCTTCCTCTACAATTAAACCTCTTTCATGAGTTATACCTTGTTCATCGTATTTTTCCAGTATTTCTACTAACTCTGCTGTACTCATTTGTTCCATAGCATCTTCAGCTTTATTTTTTAATTCATAAAATCCTGCTACTCTTCCTCTTGCGACTTCCGCGTTGATGGCTGCTGAGTAGTGATTATTTTCTCGCGCTTCGTCTCGCATTTCTTTAAGAGCTGTTAAATGAGAAGCCATTGATACTCCTGATGTTTCATAGAGGTCTTGTTTCATCTCAGTAATAGCTTCCACTATAAATGGATTTATTTTAGGATTTAATAATTCATGAGCTGTTTGACGGGCCCTTGTTTCCGAGTACCCCGCTTTGCGGGCCGCCTCGCTTGCTGACATTTTCCCAGTTAAAGTACCTTGTACATAATTTGTAACAAACAACATTTGCTTAGGCGTTAGCTTTTGTTTGAGTCTTCTGTCCTCAGGATTAATTTTTTTAATAGTACTCATATTTTTTTTGACTCCTTGGTATACTTGATGAATCATCTTGATCATCAGTTAATTGAACCAAGTTTCCTTGGCGGTATCTTAGCAAAGCTAAGGTTGTTGCGTCAACTAAATCATCGTGCTCTCCGAAAGGGAAAGAAGCACATTCTTCCATTAGTTCAATAGCAAATTCATTATCGGTCCGCCAAACTTGGCCCGACTCAAATATAGGGGCGACTGTATTAACACGGACATGTTTGTCCTGACCGCGGTTCGGGGAGAAAGCAGTAGCATAAACTCCAAAACGTCTAAGCTCATGTATCAAGGGTGTTCCTGATGCTTTTGCTTCAATCAATACTAGTTCAGGGTCCCAATACTTAATATTTTCCATAGCAACTTTTTTTAATTCAGGAAAGTCCCATCTTCCTTTTTCGACATCGAGTAAACAAATGTGAGTTTCATCTCCCTCATTAGGATAAAAAATTCCCCAGGTAGTTATAGCTGAATAGTCGGCAGACTCCTTTTTCGAGAAGGCCGTATCATAGCTTTGAATAATAAAACTACATTGAGGGGGAGAAGGTTTATCCCACACGTTCCACCATTCACGTTTAATGATACTCGTTCCGTCGTACGTGGGATTTTGTTGCCACTGTGCGTTCCACTTGGATGGAACAATAGAAGCTTTCACTGCATCGAGTTCTTTTAACTTCCAGTATTGAGGCCAAATAGGTTTTCTCTTCTCTTCGTCATCATCATCTAAGATAGCAGGAAACTCTACTAGATCCCATTTGTCTGCCTTAAGCTCTCCCATCTTTTTTACGAGCTGGCCTGTTAAATCTTTTTGAGACCATCGAGTCATAACGACAGCAATTGAACCTCCAGGTTGAAGTCTTTGTCTAGGTCCTGAAGTATACCACTCATAAGCATTATCCATGGCAGTTTCTGATAAAGCATCTTGCTCAGAATGTGGATCATCAATAATTAATAGATCAGCACCACGACCAGTGATCGCACCGCCTACACCAGCTGCAAAATATTCTCCACCATGATTAGTTTCCCATCTTCCTGCTGCTTGGTTATCTGTTCTTAAGGATACTCCAGGAAATATTCTTTTATATTCTCTAGAATTCATAAGATTTCTAATTTTTCTACCAAATCTAACTGCGAGCTCGCCTGTATGGGTAGCTTGAATAATTTTTAATTTAGGATTTATACCCATCATCCAAGCTGGGAACAAGTAACTTGCAAATTCTGACTTTGTATGTCTAGGCGGCATGTTGATTATTAACCTGCAAGCCTTATCTGTAGAAAATTTTTGAAATTTTTCTGAAGTTCTTAAGTGATGGGGCCCTTCTACGAACTCAGGCCATACCGCTTTAACAAATCTCATGAAATTTGTGCGNGCACCTTCTTGTTCNATCCTTTGTCGAAGCATTACCATCGCCTTTAATTGTTGTTTATCAAGCTTTTTATATTCCATATACAGATTCCTTCCTATGACTGTGAAAATGCTGCTTTCCATTGCCCTCGCCTCACAGCGCACGGGCCGTTTTGGGTTGGTGGGGGGTCTAGTTTGTTCGTATTTTGTTCGTTTTTCTCTAAGTACCTAGCGTTCCACATGGTGGAACAAAAGTTTGTCGCATAATATGCATTATAGGCGATTTTAGGGGTGCAAAAAGCCTTATTTTCCGCCATTATTGGTAATTCCCTCCGATTTTAGCGGTGCACCCACCACATCTAGTGGGTCCGAGTTCAGTTGTGCACTGAGCGCACACCAATTTTCGCGATCAACGGCCCGCGCGCAAGGGTTCGCGACCCATTTTGGGTCCAAGAAATCGATTTCGATCGACCTGTACAGGAAAACCTCTCTTGAAGAGGGCACCCTCTGCAAGATAAAGACCCCGTCAAAAATTGCAGAATATTTATGGTGAAAAGCTTTTTGATGAGGCCTCAGACTTTGTATCAGTTTATCACGCTCACAGACCTTACACTCCACAAATAAAACTTTTCTTAACTTGTTGAACAAAATTAAATCAGGGAAGCCATTTATAGTAGTAGTTTCAATACGAATAGGATTGAAGTCAGACAGTTTTTCCTTAACCATTTTATATAAATTCTTTTCGGGGCCCGCCATAAATACACCGTTACATTATTTCATAATGTGGAACAAATCAAGCCAGCAAATCGTTACTAGAGTTTTTTCCAAAGTTATTATTATTAAAATAAATTTTACTAAAAACAGTCTAATTGACTAGAGAGATTGGAACACTTGGAACACTTCCTAAAATAGCACTGTGGACAGGTTCTACTATATTTCTCAATCATTCTAGACGATTGGAACACTGCCACACTTCATTTCTCTAAAAACTTTTTTTTATTTTTATTTTTCTCAAAAAACCTCTAGTACCGCACCACTGTTCCACATTGTGAAATGCTGAATTTCCCTGTTTTAAGAGCCATAGAGCGTATAGTACGATATGATATAAAAACATACATGACAACCTCTACTTCACTACTCTCCGTTCATTTAAACCGTTTTTATTTTTCAGTCAATTTTAAAATCTTCTCAAACCGTACCATAATTTACCATATAAGAGACCTACAGAGGCCTCTTAAACTCTGACATGAAAATTATCTCTCAAAAAAAAACTTGACAACTCTAGCCTTCTTAAAACCGTTCCACGTTTCGCGGTCCGTAAATCTCAGATTTTTAACCATTTACCTATTTATGATAATTTATAATAAATATGCATCAATTGATGCGTTCGTTGCAATAATAAAATGCTTTTTTATGTCGATTATACTTGACCGTACCGACCCATATGGTACATTAACTTATCATCAAATGATGATAGACCAAGAGGCCCTGAGGCGAACAAAACAAGGGCAAGTCTAAAGGGCGAACTTGATGGATCAACAGAGACACCATTCAGAGAGGGTATCGCAGAGGATGCCACACCACCACCAGGTGGGAAAAGTTTCAAACCTCCAAAGCTATACTGATGAGGGTTAAATTACCCGAAACACGTATATGATAGGGTCCTTATATAAGGGCCCTGTGTCTGTAGCACGGGAGGCTATTCAATATGAAAAGAAACGAAAAATTAAAACTTAAAATATCACTGCCAAGAAATACTGCAGACGATATGGACATCGAACTTATTGATAGAGCAACAAGGGTTATCCTTGACGCTCTTATGAGTAGAAAACTACAAAACACTTTAAACTTAAAAATTCACTTAAGAAAAACAGTTCTTAAGGGAAACACTGTAGGTGCTTTTGTTTGTATTCTAAACGGTTCTAAAAAACAAAAGGAACATAAAATTGTCTTAGATTGGAACAGATCAACACCTAGTCTGCTTTCAACTTTGGCCCACGAACTTATCCACGTTCACCAAAGAGTGACTGGAAAACTTCAGTGGAGAGTGTGGAAGAGTGATAGACTACTCCACGCTAGATGGGACGGACAAGAAGTAGGACTGGTTGATGCAATCGACTATAGAGAGAGACCTTGGGAGATCGAGGCATACGCTAAACAAGATGAGTTATATCAACTTGTAAAAAACATAAATATGGACCTTCTTTATGAGAGTGAAGTAAGGCTTGCAAGAGCATAAATATTCCTTCCACGAGGCGCGGTTCTCCCACCGCGTCTCAAACTTAATGAGTGTCTGTAGCAGTAGGAGGCTACCTAATATGTTAAAAGTACTAAACAAAAACGTAAAACTATCTAAAAACAATTTGGGCA